AAGCAACGAATAACACGAAGTTATTAGCAGCTTGAGTTACTAAACATCTTTCAGATAAGAAAGAAACTTGCATAAAATCTGAAGTTGTAGTAAATGCACCACCAACAGATCCTGTGATCCAAGATTTCATTCTTCTGTCATCTGCTTGAGAAGCTCTATAACGTACATGTAAGAACGGTCTTCTAATGTTTGTACCAAGTAATTGGTCATACACAGTAGTTGTTCCTGCAGGTACTAATACACCATCGATGTTGTCACCGCCAGTGAAGTTTCCAGAACCACCTCTTGTAGAAGCATCATTTAAGTATTTCCATGAAGTTTTATAGAAGTCATAAGAACCTCTTCTGAAACCAGAAAATCCTAAATTCAACGCCATTTCTTCAGAGTTTTCAAATACACCGTAAGATGTACCTCCAGCTCCGTAAGAATTTTGTTGTGCTAACATATTATCAAACTGTAACTCTGTAGCTCTATCTAAGAAAAGCATGTTTTCTTCAATAGCACCTTGAGAATCTAGGTTTTGTAATATAGAATCAAAATCAGTTAACGTTCCACCGTATCCAGCAAGTACATTACCTCTTGATTGTATAGCAGAAAATAAACCTTGAGTTCCTTTAGCAGCAACTGTAGGGTTAGCACCACCAAATCCAGGTATTGCAGCTTGATTAACAACAAAACCAGAACCAGCCGTAGCTAATTGACCTTCAACCATACTCATTTCTAAGTAATCTTCAAATCTTAATCTAGTTTCACCTTCAGCTTTCAAGTACCATAAGAATCCTGATGTTCCGTCTTCAGCAGCAACTTCAACCCAACCGATTTGAGCAGTATCAGATCCATTAATTTGATAATTGGATTTAATAATGATAGGTGAGTTAGCATATTGCGTAAAAGAAGGAGTGATGTTCTCAGTAGAACCAGCAGTACCTTTAGCAAATTCAGAACCATATACAAATAGTTTTAGTCCAGTAGCTGATAAACCAGCAAGGTTAGCAGCAACGTAAGGATAAACTGTAGCAGTTTGGTTCCCTGTTTGAGCAGCACCATTTCCTACGATAGCATGTACAGTAGCAGATGGATTAGCTGGATCCATAATTACAACAGTCATGTTAGGTGCTAATACGTTTGCAACGCCAGCAGGTAACGTGATTGTTTGATTTTGATTACAAGCAACGTTATCATACGCGATGTGTAATCTATTTTGTTCAGACCAAATTACTTGATCAGAAGTCATTGGCATTTCAGCACCAACCATTCTTAAGAAACCAGAGATAGTACGGTTACCGTATCTTTCTACTTCAGCTTCATAAATTTCAGGAAGGTATTGTTGTGCGAATGTTCCTCCACCAGCAGCGCCGTTGAAGTTTAAGTAGTTGTTAGCCAAAGTCTGTTGTGACTGTGAAGGCACTAAACTACCAAATTGAGGAGTTAATATTCCCATAATTGTTAATTTTAATTGTTAAATTTACGTGTTTTTATTTTAAGTCCACGAGAATCAGAACCACTAACAGCTTTTACTTTAAACCCTCCAACAAAAACATCTCCTGTAGGTTGTGGCCTAGATTCGTTACTAATGTTTTTAGATTTAGACACCACATCTTTAACAGCGTCGGCCTTGCCTTGCTCATAAAAATGTTGCGCTATAGTATCAGCGTTTCTAGCAGCGTATATTGCTTTATGATATCCTTCATGGTCTTTAACTGCTCCGTCATTATCCAAAAACTTTTGAACAAACGTAGAAATATTTGACTGGGATTCAGCAACTTCATTTGGATTTTTAACATTATATCTAAAATTTTTATCTCCAACTTTGAAATCAAAACCTTTGAAATCATCGGAGAGGTATTCTTTAGTTTTAGTTTTAAAGTCCTCGTGTTGTTGTGAAGCAATTTGCTGATCTTCGTTATATCGATTAAAAAAATCCATAGCTTTTTTCTGTTCTTGGGTAACGCCCGGTCTCAACTTGATTTCGTCGTAATATTTACCTTTTAAATCTTCTAAATAACTATGAGCTTTTGCAACCTCTTCTTTGAAAGCAAGTTTTTTCTTTCGGACGTCTCGCTCATCGTCCACTTCTTCATCATATTCAAAATTATCTTCCATGATGAAACCTATTTCCTCATCATTAAGATGTGGTTTAGCTTTTTTATAATATTCTTTTAGCAAAGCGCTACCGTCTACACTAGAATAGTCAGCGTTTAATCTAACATAATCTTCTACGGTGCCACCTGTATCTTCCATAAAATCAACAAGTTTTTCTATATTTTCAGGTAATTTTTTACCTAAAACTTTTTCATCTCTTATTGCTTCTTTTACTTCTGCCTTTACTTGTTTAACTTCTTTTTCGTCTATTTCTTGGATTTGTTTAAACTCTTCAGTAGCTTCGCTGGACTCATGTATTTGTTTGTCCATTTTAACGCTATCTCCGGTTTGTTCTTCCACAACCATTTCCTTTGTTTCTCCGATTTGAACGGCATCTTCTTTTGGTTTTTTTGTTAAATCTACTTTTGTAACAGTAGATGGTTCATTTTTTGTTGTTGATCCTGTTTTTAAATCAACTTTGTAATCTGCTTTTGTTTCTGTTTTAACCTCACCACTTTTTTCAATAGGGTTTTCAGCTATAACTTCATCGTTTGTTTTTGTTTCTGACATAATATAATAATATAAAATTAATAAATAATACTACTTAAAGACCAAAGCCATTTAAGTTTATTCCACCCAGACTATCATTACCTGATTCAAAATCTACAGGGCCTGAGTCATTGTTTCTTTGTGCAATCATTTCACTTTGTTGTGTTGCTTGCATTTTTGTTCTTTTATCTTTACGATCTTCTATTTCTGTTTCCTTAGCGCTCATATATCCTTTTTCCATTTGAGCTAATTGTTTTTGGTATTGAAACTCTATCTCCATTAACTCTTTTTTTATTTGAGCTTCTTTTTCAATTTTTTGTATTTCAAAACCAGCTTTACCTTGTTCAATTTGTAATTTTGAAGCTGCCATAGCCTCGTGCTTTTGAACTTCATATAAAGCAGATGCCTCTTGAGCCTGTATATTAGCTTGTGATTGAGCAGCTATATTTTGTTGCGCAATCTCTTGATCCATTTTTTGTTTAGCTTTACGTTTAACTTTTAGCATTTGATTAGCTAATTTCAAGTTTTTAATTTGTCTTATATCAATAGCATCTTCTAAAAATATTTGACCTGACTGTAAAGCTACTTGTATATTTTCTTCTAATTTAGCTATTTCTTCATCGTCTGGCTCTAGTTCAAGATATATACCAAATTCAAACAAGTTTAAATTAGACATTTCTTCTAACGTACCTACGTTAAAATTACTAACAGATTTCTTTAAAGTATCTGCTAACAAATCAAACTCTAACATATCAGCTATTCTAAGTGATACGTTTTCTGCTGCTTTTACAGTTAAGTACAAACATGCTTGTAATATATGACGTGTAGCTGTATTGCTATTAGCTGCGGCCATTTTTTGTATACCAACTAAAGCATCTTTATCAGGTGTGCTACCATCTCTAGCTTCATTTAGTCCTGTGACGTCACGTATCATCTGAAGATAGTATTGATATGTACCTATAAGTGATTGTATTTTACCATTAGCGCTTGAGGTTTGAAGTTCTTGAATTGGCACTTTACCTCTATTAGGGTCACCATCTTGTGTTAAAGATCTACCAACAATAGAACCTGTTTGGAAATACATGTTAAGCGCTTCTTGAGGATTGTAATTTGTGCCATTTCCTAAATCAACTTCAGCTAAACCATCAACATCTACAAACACACCATCAGGAACCATTCTTGCTATAACTTGTTGTAGTTTTAAATGCGTTAATTGAATCATATCAGCAAAACCTGTTATTCTACCTACTAAAGACTCTATACGTCCTCTATACATTCTAGGAGCACATATTTGATAATTCATATTTACCTTGGTCATGTTAGAAAAAGGTCTTGTCATGTTCTGTGAAACTTCCCATGACAACATGTTATCAATACCTAGCACTTTAGCTCCACTATATAAGACTTCTATAGATCTTGATACTCTTTCAAAGTTGTCATTAGGTGGAGGGTTAAAAAAATCTGTTTTTTCTAAAGCTTTTTCTAAACCTTGATCTGTGTATTTAATTTTAAATACTTGATTACTATAGGTTTTATATTCAAAAAACAAAACAGCAACCATATCTGGAGACTCATTCCAGTTCCTAAGATAATTTTGAGTGCCTGGAAATTTTTCAATTCTTTTTAATTCATCAGGTGTTAATTCTGGGAATTGTTTTTGTAAGTCAGACAAATGTATCATTTTAACCTCACCTACATAATAAAGATCTTGAAAATTAGGATCATCAGTATAAGAATATACTAAATTAGCTGGATCAACATACTCTACAGTTATACCGTTGGATCTATTAAAATTAGTTTTTACAGCTCCAATACCTAACACAACTAAATCTTGTAACATTCTTTTTTTAGTCTGTATGTATTTATTTTGAGCCATCACGTTTGATATAGCTTCTTCTTCTGCTATTTCAATTGACTGCTTGTAACTAAGCTGCATGTGTAAACTTAACTCTTCTTTGTTTTCAGGTAAATTTTCAGGAGAGGAAGTAGACCATAGATTCATACCGATCTCTTTCTCTGCTTTTTGTAAAAATGATCTAGCTTGTATATCTCTTAATAAACCTTCAGCGTAATTAGTTCTTTTCTTTTGAGATTCTGGATCTTGAGCATAAGCTTTTACATCATAGTCTCTTTGAGACATGCCATTTACAACTATATCAACAAACTTAGGTATAATAGGTACAGGTTTCCAATCTAAATTAAGATAAGATAAATCGCCGTTAATAGATAATTCATCTTTGTATTTTTGTATAGACTGTTCTCCTCTAGAGTATAATCTTAAATTATGGAAATTAGCAAAATTCATAGAGAACCTATCACCGCCTCTATTACTTCTGAACCACTCATACTCTATAGCTCTACCTACACGAGTACCGTACTCTAAGCTCATTTTCTCTGCATCAGGTACTACCTGACTAGGAAAACCACTGTTATAATTACCTTAAATCATTTATTTTATTATTTTAGAAAAATCTCCTTTATTGTTATATTTTGAAAAACCTAAAGAAACTTTTTCTCTAATTATTTCATTTATTGGTCTATATTTATTTTTATTACATGCCATAATAGCAAGTCCCGAGCTAATAGAGGCATCATGCTTGGTTCTATTATTTATATCAAATTGAGCCCAGTCTTCTAGCGTTCTTTGAAAATACATGCTACCAAATCTTTCACCTAAATCACCAACGTAATCTTCTATGTAAGTTTCTATAGCAGCAGCGTGAGCTTGCTTAATATCTTCGCTTGAATTAGGTATACCACCTATTTCTCTTTCTGTTATTGATAACTTTATTTTATCTGGTCTATTCATAGAAAAATTTCTATAACCTCTACGTTTTAAATAGTATAATAATCTAGGTTTATTGTTTTCTGCTAGTATTGGCATACCGTAAAAATGCAAAGCCATTAAAACATCTTCAAAAAATATTTCAGCAGTTTGTGGTCTAGCTATATATTCTAAAAAAAAGTTATTAGAAGGCGCTTCGTCCATGCTAAATTTAGTTAAACCATGTAAAGATCCGTTAGAACCTTTACCGTCTACTGTACCTGATATATCATAGCTATCACAACCAAAAGCTCCTATGTGCTCGTTGGCAGGGTATTTCATGTTATGCTTTACAAATATTTGGTTTTGTAAATGAACAGGTGGAACCCATGATACTTTAAATCTACCGTTTTTGTTTGGCACAAATATAACTTTAGTATCTTGAACTCCATCTTCCCAATGAAAACTACCAGTTGTAACAACTGAATTTCTTTCTAGGTCTTCATTATAATCTATTTGTTGATAAATCTTAGTTAAATTTT